TACCCATTATGAGCGGTTGGGTAGAGTCGTGGGTCGCCGTCCAGCCACCCGCCGTATCGGCAATAAAGTGGTGGATATTACCATCACGCAAATCGACATCACGCTGGAAGAATTCAACGCCAGCGGCTTAACGCAAGAATACGTCGATTTTCATAACAACAACGACAAGCACCGTTTTACCGAGGACGGTGTACAGAAAATATGGAGTCCCGCGCAACGCTGGGATGCACATATTAATGACTACATGACGGCGAACGATGGCGTATTCCTGACCTTTAGTGATGCCGAAAGCCGCATAGTCAAGATACATGGTTGCCGTAAACACAATGCCACGATCAGTAAAGAAGGCACGATTACTTTCCAGAAACGCCGTTACAGCGTGAATGCGTCGTTGATTGGTATCGGTGTCTGGTCGCGCAGTACCACAACGCACATCAAGGTAGGGCTGTTAAGTGATGACGCGCTGGCACTGTTCAGTGCGCAGAACGGGCAGTTTATCGGCGAAGCGGCGGTAGTCGTCAGTATGGAAGCACCCAAACACGTTACCGATAGCATCAAAGCCAAGGTAATGAAAGCAGACAGCGACACACGTCGCATAGAAATTGTGGAAGTTCTGAGAAAGCAGGGTTTTATCGTCTCAATGGGCGAAAACGGCAATTATCAGTTGCTTGTGCAGGTCATCAATTTAGGGCTAACCATCGAATTAACCAAGGAGTTGCTCATCAGCAATAAAGAAAAGTACGACAAAAGATTACCTCAATACAGGCTGGGTATTTTCAAAACAGATGCAGATCGTCTGCTGAAAACACCTGACAAAATCATCCAATATGCAGGAGAAGTATCATGAAATTTATTACTGATGAGCAACGCAAGTATGCCCTAAAAGCAGTAGCCAGTCACGTTAAACGCAAAGACAGCTTGTTGATTATAGGGGCTTATGGCTCAGGAAAAACCGAATTACTCAAGCAACTGCGCATCACCAATGCCGTGCGCGTGCGTCCTTTGGGCGGTGTGTATCAGATTCTGGGTGCAATGTGCCAGATTGCAGATGCCAAGCCACGCAACAAGGACAAGTATTTGGATATGCTGTGCGCTTATCCACGCCCCATCATCATTGACGAAGCCCAGCATTTACCTGAAGGCTTGTTTCCCTACTTGAAAATCATCATGGATGCAGGTTGTCCGTTGATACTGGCAGCGCGTGAAAGCCTGCATGAAAACCTGCGCACCAAACACGCCGATGTATTGAGTCGCATGACGGTGATACCGCTGAGTATTTTGGGCTATGAAGACATGAACGCCATGATGCCTGATTTTATTGATGACTCCTTTTCCTGCGTCTACACCAGTATGAGCAATATGCGCGAAATGATGACAGTGGTGAAAAACTGCCGTGATTATGCGGGGGAGCATGGATTATCAACGATTGATGACGAGGTTATCAGTCAATTTGTGAATGTGGGGGAATAGTCATGAAAAAAGAACTGGAATATCTAATAGGAGTAGCCGAGATAGATCTTAATGACAGCAAGAAGCCTGCAATGGAAATCTGTGACAAATTAATTTTAGATATTGCTGATTTGATGCTCAGAAAAGAAGTATTGACTTGTATTGCAGCCAACTTTCACTGGCTAAGTTGCGATAGAACAGATTGTCGTATGATCGCAAAAAAAATAATCGATGACTTGACTGATATTTTATACAGAGATGAGGAGTAGTCATGAGCTACACACCTGAAAAATTAACCGAAGCCAAAACCCGCTACCGCACGGCAATGGAAGAAGCGGCAATGAGTTTGACTGTGCTGTGCCTTCTTGAAAATGCAGGCGGCAAAATGACAGGCTTGTCCTTGGCAGACGCGCTGATAAAGAGCGGCAAGGTCGATGCAAAAACACCCGCTGATTTATGTGATCAGCTGGACATGGGCAAAGATGAAATTATCCGCCTGACGGATGATCTGCTGGATTTTGGATTGGAGGAGTTGTTATGAAACACAGAGTCAATCTGCCAGCTTCATGCCGAAGAGTGGGTATCCGAGCTGACGGCATTATTTTTAATGGCTTGCGTTATCAGCATCCCGCATTAGCAGAGCATATCAATGGTGAGGCGATAGTCACTAAAGAGGAAGACTACGGGCTTAATGTGTTTATCAATAATGAGTTTGTCTGCGTTGCCAGTGTACAAAGCTACATGAATCAATTCCCGTCTGCTGATGACATGGTCGGTCGTGAAGCAATGGTGATAGCAGGTGAATACTCAGGTGCGGCGGGTATCGTCATGCAGGTCAACTGCGAAGCCCACAAGACTATTTATCACGTCAGATTGTACGGCGGTGATGAATTGCACAGCTATTGCTACAGCGAACTTTATTTTAACGATAACGAGGAGTAGGTCATGGAAAGCACTGAAATAACCACAACTACCGAAATGCCCACGCTGATTATGCAGGCATTACCCGCCAACGCGCTGGAGCTGGCAATGCTGGCAGGCGAAATCAATTTCATGGAAAGTGTCAGGCTCGACATGATTGCCGCCGTGAATGATGCCGCTAATAAAACATTGGTACATACCGCCAAGCTGGGCGCAAAAATAAAACAAGCCAGTGAAAAATCAGAGCATGGCTTCAATCATTGGTTAGCGGATAACTGCCCTGCCATATCACGCACCAACGCTTACAACTACATGGCGATAGCACGCGAAATGCCTTACTTGCTTGATGATTCCATAGTCCAGACATCTGGACAGTTATCACGCAGATTGTCGCCCTCACAAGTCAACGCGCTTATTTCCGCACCCGATGAACTGAAAATGGAGGTGTCGGAGCGCGTGGAGTCGGGCGAGAAAGTATCGGTTAATGAAATTAATCGCCTGAAAAAAGAAAAACAGCAAGCTGATGAAGATTACTTAAAAGTAGCTGCTGAAAATCTGGTATTGACGAAAGACAAAAGCAGTCTGGAAGACGCGCTGGACGACCTTGAGCGCGAAAACAAAAACCTGAAAACAGGCGCGGGCATTGACAACCTAGTGCGTCAAGTCGCATCCACCGAAATAGAAAAAACACAAGTCGCGTTACAGAAAGAGCTGGATAGAGTGATTACCGAGCATGAGCGTGACTATCAAGCTAGTATCGACCACTTAAACGACACGGTATCGCGACTAAGAAATGAGCTGGTTAAGGCTAAAAACCCAGAAATACTAGAGGAGTTGAATCAGGAAATAGCCGACGCACAAGCTGAAATAGCACACACTCAGCGCAGGCTAGAGAGAGCCAATGCCGAAGTAGCCTATCGCGGTATCGCTACCCACGTCATCGAAACCAGTGCGTCAATATCCATCAGCTTGCTGGATTTAGGCGGTGCGCTGATTATCGAATCTGCCACCACTGAATTATTACTCAGAGCAGCGCACGATTTAAGCGGCATTGTCGAGTTGTTGCAAAAAGCAGCGACTGTTGAACAGTTTGATATTGAGGGCTAAGTGATGACAACAACAAAATCACACCCCACCAAAGCGCAGTTTGATGAAGTGAAAGAAGCGTTATCGGGTCGTTATGGCTCAGCTCACTTCCTTATTGATGGTTACCTGATTAGTGCCTGCATAGAACAACAAAAAAGAAAGCTCTGTATTGCCATTTATGTCAATGGCTGGGCTAAAGGCAGTGACGCATGGCGTGGAAAAGAGTCACAACTTAATGAAATGCCTGATATTGCGCGTAAATTTTTCTGCTTATCGCGCTCTAGTCGCCCTGCTGCCGAAATAAAAAGGTATGAGAAGTTACTTGGAAAAAGACGGTGTCAGAAAGAAGAAAGCTGGCTTTACGATAAGTATTGTATCGCTTGGTTTGTGTTCTCAACTGCTGGGGCATTTATCGCACACATCAAAAAACACAACGACTCGATTGAAATACTGACTACTGAGGCGTATTCAGAAGCATTGGATTTACTGCCTCCTACTGAGGTTAAAAGCCATGACTGAAAAATTAATCAGCTTAAAAGAAGCCGCAGACCTGCTGGGCATCACTTACAGTGGCATCCGTCATATCCGTGCAAACAACACGGATATATTCCCAGTAGAAGCAGGCAAAGGAACGAAAGGCTCCCCATTGTACAAAGAGAGTGACTTTCTGCCGCTTAAAGAACAATTCGGCAAAGTCGTTATCAAGAAGCTGGATAACAATCTTGCAAACCTATTTTTAACAGGCAGAACTGCCGAAATTGCTGGAGATTGCCATGCTCATTAAATGCCCATCTTGCGGATCACAAAACTCACTGGACTCATTGATAGACGACGAGCCCGCCGCGCAAGCACTGATGTTAGCGTTAAAACTCACGCCCGTCGGTCGTTCCTTGGTCAAGTATCTAGGCTTATTCCGCCCTGAAAAAAAACAGCTGTCATGGGCGAAAGTTGCCAAGCTGTTAGGCGAATTAACGCCATTGATAGAGGCGCAACGCATAGAGCGTAACGGCGTTGCCCATATCGTACCTATGGCTGTCTGGGAGTCATCCATCACCAAGGTACTGGAAGCGCGGGATGCAGGGCGTTTAACTACGCCCATTAAAACCCACGGCTATCTGTTTGAAGTCATTGTCACCGAGGTACAGCGCAGTCAGGCAGATAAAGAAACCCGCGTGCAAGCCAAGAAAGACGACGAAAAACGCATTGCTGAACAACGCCTAGCCGATGCACGAAAACTGGCGGATGAAAAACACCAGCCGCCCAAGCAGCATACGCCTGCACCCGTCCCCAAAGAATGGGCAGACACACTGAAAGGAATGCTCATGGATGCCAAAAAACCAGTGGAGCGCACGCCTGAACAACAGGTAGCGCATGAACAGGCACTGGCAAAGCTAAAAGAAGATGCACGGAAACAACGAGAGCAAATGCCACCTGAACAACGCGCGGCTTATGAAAAGCAACGCCAAGACCGAGCCAGATTAGACCAAGAACTACAGCTATCACATTAACCATAAGCCGTAGGGTGGGCACTACCCACCGTATACAGCGTAAGGAATAGAAATGCCTTGTTACCCACAATATGATGAAGAAAGACGGCGTGTCGGGTTTTTATGCGGAAAGCTTGGCAAGCCTTGCGCAGAGTGCTGGGATATAGCAGATAACCTATGCGACTACCCCGTAGGAAAAAATAAAATCTGTAACAGGATTCTATGTGATTTTCATGCCAGCGAAATAGCCCCTGATATGCACTATTGCCCATCACATTATGAAAAATGGCAGGATTTTGTAAAGACAGGTGGCGTTAAAAAAGCTCTTGAAAACGTCATCCCTTATAAAAAACAGCAAATTGATTTATTTGATTAAACACAAGGAAAAACCATGAACATCACACAACGCATTAAATCACTCTTCACCGCCGCAACCGCATTACAAAACAGCTCTGAACCAATTAAAGACAGTAAAGGCAGATTATGCAATGTGTCGATGTTCAGCGACGTACAACTGGCACGCGACCGCCTGATTAAACAGGAAATTACCGAAGCCAAACGCCGCGCGGTTGAACAGGGTGAATACCATCATGCCCTGATTGCTTCTATCAGCGAGTTCTTCCGCGTCAGTGCCGAAGAACACAGCGCCAAAGGCTTAGGCGATGAGGACGGCGTGTCCATGATCTCTATTGACGGACTGCAACGCATCAAACTGGTCAAAGCCAAATCAGCCACTGCTAACGAAAAGCTGATGATTGCCAAAACCTTGCTGGAAAAACTGGTAGAAGAGCGCGGCGCGAACATCGAACCGTTCTTTAAAACCTTGGCATTGTCTGCGTTTGAGACCTCATCCACAGGGCAAATGCGCCTTGACAAAGTCATGGAATTAAAAAACCTGCGCTGTGATTATCCAGAATGGCTGGAGATAAAAGCCGCGCTGGATAAAGCGATTGAGTACGTCTTTAAGAAACGCTATGTGGTGTTTTATGAGCGTGAATCAATCAAAGATTCGTGGGTGCAAATCCCGCTTAACCTGCATAACAACTGATGTGCCATGAAAGAAAAAGCCGAGGATTTTTTACTTGACCTGCGTGAAGTGATTGAAGAAACCCTGCAATCAGGCATTGAGACCAGCAAAGCCGCCGCACTGGTGATTAACAAGATCAGTGAAAAATGGGGCGGCGGCTATGCCTATGTGACCAAGTGTGCCGAATGGCAGATTAAAGAACGTGATTACGCCGTGTATCTGCGCTTTAACGGTCGTAACTGCCATCATGTCTGTCGCGAGTTCGGTATCAGTGAAAGCCTGTTTTACAGCATCATCAAGCGCGTACACGATGAAAGACAAACCGATTTATTTCCAAAGGAAAGCAACCATGAGTAACGATTTGCACAAACGCCACTTGGCAAAAATCCACCTGCTGAAAAAACAGTTAGGACTGGATGACGACACCTATCGCGCTCTGTTACTGGCGCATGGCGGGCATAACTCAGCCAAAGACATGAGCGCACAGGAAAAAGTGAAAGTCATCAACTGGATGGCAGGTTACATCAACGGCAAAGCCGTTGCTGAAGAATACAGCGACCGAGCCAGTCTGTTTAACGCCATTAACAGCCTGAGAAAGCAGATGCAGCGACACAGTAATTATGTCGGTGCTATTGCTAGTCGTATGTTCGGCAATAGCAATCTGGGCAATTGCAGTGTGATTGAGCTGGGCATGGTGCTGGGGGCATTGCGTGAGCAGTATCAGCGGGAAGCCGCATAGTACCGTAGGGTGGGTAATGCCCACCCTACACTTGACGAGAGTAATTATTATGAGCGAACAGGTATGCGCCACTGGCAATGAATATTATCTGCTCAACAAGCGCATGGCGGGGCTGGTTGATTTAATCGGTATGGATGCCACTTTACTATTGGTTAAGCACTACGGCGGCACGCATCTGAATATCCCGAAAAAAGCCAAGCCCGATCATAATCTGGTATCGCTGATTGGGCTTAGTACATTTCAAGCCTTGTGCCTGCGCTATGGCAGTACAAAGCTGGAAATAGACCTGTGTATTACGGTACTCAGACAACAGCAAAAACAGCGCATACTGGCAGACGTTGAGCGCGGCATGACCAATGCGCAGGTTGCGCGTAAACACAATACGACAGAGCGGCAGGTAAAGCGTATCAAACAAAAGGCTAGCACCAAGACGCATTACAATTTAGATATTTTTGAAATGATAGGAGGTTAGTGCCGTAGGGTGGGCAGAAGAACGCCGCCCACCCTACAAGGTTTGACAACAAGCGCAGTTCAGGTTTATTCTTTGCCCGCCGTTACCACATCGTAACGGTCGGGTTTGACAGCCTGAATAATCAAAGGTGCAAGCGCACCCTTAGTGCGTTTTTTTATGTCTGCCAGTTTATGGTGGGTGTGATTTGGGGAGCTTCGGCTCGCCGCGCCCTTTGACGCGGTCTGTCAACCTGAATTACATCCACCGCCCAACTTTTGACAGAGTTGTCGGTGGTTTCCAATTTTCAAAGGAGACACTCATGTCTAACCATTCATTAATCATTTCCAGCACCCCTATTAGCCAAGACGACAATGGTCGTTATTGTTTAAACGACTTACACAAAGCCGCTGGTGATGAACTCAAACACAAGCCCGCTAACTGGTTAAGACTAGACCAAACCAAAGCCCTGATTGACGAAATAGACCGTTGCTCAGATGTGAGCAACGCAGTAAAAGTCATGCAAGGCGGCATTCAGCAAGGCACATTCGTAGTCAAAGAATTGGTTTACGCCTACGCCATGTGGATTAGTCCCGCATTCACACTACAAGTCATTCGTGCTTATGATGCACTGGCGAATACAAACCAAGGGTTGAACTCCCCTATCACCACGCCCATCACTCTGGAAGAATTCCAGCAACGCCACGAAACCCTAAGCACAGCCCTTGCCGCATTACTCAAAGCTCCTGTTATTCTGACAGGACAAGACGCACTGGCAATCACCCGCAACAACACCAAGCCCACAGGCACTTATCGGGATTATAGAAACGACTGGACGGCGGACGAAATTGAAAAACTCATCACACTGACCGCTCAAGGCTTTGCACGCACCGAAATCTATCGCCAAATGCCCAGCCGTACCACCCAAGCCATCGGTAAAAAGATTAACCTGCTGATACGTCAGGGCAAATTGACCCTAGAAGCCAAAGCAGGTGCAGCATGAGCAACGAAGACCGCCTAATCCTAAGTCAGTGCCTTGTGGCTATGGCTGAAATTACCCAGCTACAACTTGACCTGCACAACCGCATTCAAAACTTGGCGGGCTTATTGTGTGAAATGCGTCTACGCAAAGAAGAAGAAACCATCTCACACTTAACCCTCGTTAAATAATCTTCACCCTGCAACAACAAAAGCCCGTAGGACACCAAGCCTGCGGGTTTTTTTTTGCCCTGTGTTTTAAGCTGATTGCTACTTAGTCAATACACCACGGGATTATTATGGCAGTCAATTTTGATTTTAACTTTTGGACGGTGCTGTTGTTCGTACTCAACTTTGTACTGGCGATTTTTGTCGCGTTCAGCAACAGCCGCAAAGCCAAGGAAAACGAACTTAAAGACTTACAGGGCAAAGTCACCACGCTGGAAGTCCGCATGGATAACGGCATCAACAAAGCCGATATTATCGCGCTGCATCGGCGTTTAGATGAACTGGTGTCCGCCGTAAAGTACATGGAAGGTCATCTGGAAACCAGAGCGACGAATAAGCGTAAACCGTGGTTTTTATTTTGAGGCTAAATCAATGAACCGTGACGAACTGCGTTTAAAAATTCTGCAAGTCTTACGCAAACAGCAGGGCTATACCGCCCATCAGGAAACGCTGATTGTTGAGCTGAAGCAGCGCGGCTTTTTAATCAATCGGGATCAGCTGCATATCGAACTGGCATGGCTGGATAAAAACGCCGAGTGTTTGATTAATCAGATCTGTGGCGGCGTGCATATTGCTACTTTGACCGGCACAGGCTTGGAAGTGGTAGAAGGTTTGCAGGTGATTCCTGCGATACGCGCACCCAGACCAGAGGAATTATGATGCCTGTTGATATTCGTAAAATGCTGGTGTTTGATGAAAGCAAGAAGCTGGTCGCTTATCACTGTACACAGGGGTTTTTAACGGTGGGTATCGGTCATAATCTGGATGCAGACCCTGCATTAACCATCCTGAATAGACACGTTAGATTGCACGGGGCGATTACCGAGGCAGAATGCACCGCGTTGTTTGAGCAGGATTTGGCTAAGGTGACGCGGGGTATTCAGCAAAGGATGCCTTATTTTGACGCACTGGCTGAAAAATATCAGGTGGTGATTATCAATATGGTTTTTCAGATGGGTATTGATGGGGTACTAAAATTTAAAAACACCCTGCAAGCCATGCGCCGTAACGATGTGACTGCTGTGGTTGCAGGCATTGAACGCAGTTTGTATTACAAACAAACCCCCGCACGCGCGATGCGGATGATTAAGCTGGTGTACGGCTTGCCTGTGAGGGCGTATCAATGAGTAGGCGGTCAAAAATAACGACGGATGTGCCTCAAGCCATTCAGGAGGAGTTCAATGCCAAACTCGTTAAAAACAATTTTAGCAATTATCAGGGTTTAACGACGTGGCTGAATCAGGAACTGGCTAAACAGGGTCTGGAACTACGCGTCGGTAAGTCATCGGTAGCGCGGTATGGCAGTGATTTCCAGTCTGAATTTGAAGCACGCATGAAGGAAACCAATCAGCTGTTTCAGATTGCCAAGGTGGCTAAGCAGCAAAATGAAGATGTCGAAGGTCTGTTGCGTGAAGTCGCTATTTTGCAGTCTAACGGCAATCTGTTACGGCTGTTAAATGAAGTCAGAAATGCAGAAGAAGACGGCGCGGCTATTGATGTGGTCGTGGATTTAAACGTCAAAATTACCTCTGCGCTGGCTAATATGGGGCGGCTGGATATTCAGTCGCGTAAATATCAGGATGAGATACGCAAGCAAGCCTTGACTGAATTTAATGAAGCCTTAGAAAGCAGTGAACAGCTGGATAAGAAAACCTTAGCCTCAG